ACCTAGAGTTTTTAAACTTATTACAGGTGAAGAGATTGTCACTACTATAACTAGAACTGATGAGCATTATTTTGTTGTTGAAGTTCCTTTAGAGATTAGATACAACTCTATCAAAGGTTCTCTTTTTCTTAGTAAATGGATGGTAGGTGCTGATTATTCTAAGGTAATGACCCTAGCTGGTGCTTCTGTTGTTTCTGTATCTGCTGCTGAACAATTGGTAGTAGACAACTATTATACATACAGAGAAGAAATGGTAAAGAGTTTATCTGAATCTATTGTTGATGAAGATGATGATGACGAAGAAGAGTATAATGAAATCCTTCTAGAAGAATCAGATGACGATACACCAACTTACCATTAAGGTATATTCCCCGGTCCCTGAAAGTAAACTTATTATATACTAAGATTTAGAAGTTGTCAAGCAAAAAAATAACTTGACATACATAATATTTTATAGTATACTCTTCTTTATATTATCAACCAAAGGTATTACACCCAAATGAAACGTAAATCCGAAAACTATATTAATAATAAAGAATTTTCTGAAGCGGTATTTTCATATGTAAAAGAATGTAATGAATGTAAAGAGAAGAACATAACAGTCCCTGTTGTTCCTAACTACATTGCTCTAGGGTTCAAACAGATTGCAGAAGGTCTGTCTCATAGACCTAACTTTATTTCATATTCATATCGTGATGAGATGGTTATGGATGCTATTGAAAACTGCCTCCGTGCTATTCGTAACTATAATATCGAAGCAGCAACTCGCACAGGTAAACCTAATGCCTTTGCCTACTTTACACAGATTACCTACTATGCATTCTTGCGTCGTATTGCTAAAGAAAAGAAACAGCAAGAGATTAAAGACTCATACTTTGAAAGTAGTTTTGCTTCAGACTTGATTGAAGCTGCTCCTGATCAAGATGCTAGTTCTGCGTATGTCGCCTATGCAGCGATTGAGACAGCAAAAAGACGTATGAATGAAAATGATGAGTTGACAGACGACGAATATTTTGATACTATGGAAGATACATTACCGAAAAAACGTATTCGTAAAACTAACGACTCTGATGTAACGGACTTTTTATAATATGAAAATTGCTCTACTGAACGATACCCATTGCGGCATTCGCAACTCTGGTGATATCTTTCTTGATAATGCTGCTAAATTTTATGATGAAGTATTTTTCCCCTATATGCGGGAACACAATATTAAACAGATTGTTCATTTAGGTGACTACTATGACAACCGTAAAGCAATCAATATTAAAGCTCTACACCACAATAGAAAACACTTTCTTGAACCTATGCGAGAACTGGGAATTAGAATGGATATTATTCCCGGTAATCATGATGTTTATTATAAAGATACCAATAATCCAAACTCTCTCAAGGAACTACTTGGGTTCTTCATCAATGAAGTTGCAATCATTGAAAAACCAAAAGTAATGCAATATGATAGTCTCAAGTTTGCTATGCTTCCTTGGATCAATAAGAGTAACTATGAAGAGAGTATGAACTTTGTTCGCACCTGTGATGCTGATATGCTAGGCGCACACCTTGAACTGAGTGGGTTTGATATGATGCGTGGTATCAAGAATGAACACGGCATGGACCCATCTCCATTCAAAAGGTTTAAGAAAGTTTTGACTGGTCACTATCATACCAAGTCTAGTATTGATAACATTCACTACCTTGGCACTCAGCTAGAGTTCTTCTGGTCTGATGCTGGTGATAAGAAGCACTTTCATATTCTAGATACAGAGACCCATGAAATTACTGCAATCCAGAACCAACACACTCTATTCAAAAAAATTGTTTACAACGATGAAAAATACGAGTATACTAGTGTTCAAGATTTAACAGATAAGTTTGTTAAAGTAGTTGTAGTAAACAAGAGTAACCCAAAGATGTTTGAAGATTTCATTGATAAAATTCAGGACCAAAATATTCATGAACTGAAGATTGCTGAAAACTTTGATGATATTCTGTCTGATGTAGATGATGATAAACTAGTTGTAGAAGATACTGCTATGTTACTTGATACCTATGTTGATGCTATAAATACTGATCTAAGCAAAGATAAATTAAAGACTGACATGCGCAGTCTCTATAATCAAGCACAGGCACTGGAATTAGTATGAAGAGGTATTCTCTTAAAGAATTTATTGAGGTAGTTGAAAAAGCAGATATTATCTATGGTGAAGTATCTTTGAATGCTGCAACTAAAATTCCAGCAAGAGTAAAGAAGAAGTCTATCTTAGAAAATCTCAATTCAATTACAAGTGAAACACTTTACATGTCTCAGATTGGTTACTATGGTGATCTAAGAAAAGATGAAAAAGGTCGCAAGATACTAAAGGTGCTATAATGTCAGAAGATATTTTTGATTTCGGTTTTACCGCAGTTGACGAAAAAGAATTAGAAGTTGTTCAGAAGACTGCTGCCAGCGCAGAAGAAGCTGCTGCATCAGCAACAGTCAATGAAGACAAACTAAACAAACTCTACAATGCCATTCTACCCCTACTCTCTAACCTTAAACTCAATCCAGAGAAGGATTATATATATTGGCCTAACCGCACTGCGAAGGTCGAACAATTTGAAGATATGATTGCTAAGATTATTAAATAAAACTATGCGGGTATCGTATAAAGGCTATTACCTCTGCCTTCCAAGCAGATGATGTCGGTTCGATTCCGTCTACCCGCTCAAACTCTAACACCTTCAACTGTAGGGGTAATAGCCTACTAAAAAGGAATCAAAAAAAATGGACTATATTTCAATCTGGATGATTGTGGGTTTCCTACTTGCATCCTACTCAGTAATCGCTAACGATTCTGTTCAGACGCTCGGAACATGGATCGCTTCAAATCAAAAAACAAACCGTATGATTATGTGGGCCGCAGCGTCAGCAGTCCTACTTTTTACTATCTGGTTCGGTTGGTATTCAAATGGAGGTGATATCTCCTATGGCCGACTTAACAAAATTCCCTTCCAAGAAATCCAGTGGTATCATGCACTAGCTCCAGCAGTACTTCTTGTGCTGACTAGATTTGGTGTTCCTGTGTCTACATCCTTCCTTGTCTTATCTGCATTTGCTTCAACCTTTGTGTTGGAAAAGATGTTGGTCAAGTCGATTATGGGATATGCTATTGCTGCTGTATCTGCCTATGGTATCTGGTTTATTATTAGTAAACTGTTAGACGAATCAGAACCAGTAAAAGACTCTCATAGAAAATATTGGGTAGTTGCTCAGTGGGTAACTACTGGCTTTTTGTGGTATACATGGCTTAGTCATGACATGGCAAATATTGCTGTATTCCTTCCACGTCAAGTCCCTATTGAAATGATGTTCATTATCTCTATCACCTTTGTAGCTGGTCTATATTGGATGTTCAGAGAAAACGGTGGTCGAATACAACAAGTTGTTGTTAGTAAACATAACACAAGATATGTTCGTTCTGCTACTATTATTGATTTGTTCTACTTCCTGATCCTCTGGGTCTTTAAGGAATGGAACGATATTCCGATGTCTACCACATGGGTGTTCATTGGTCTCTTGACAGGACGTGAGTTAGCAATTGCTACGTTCACACAGAAACGTAAGTTCAAATCTGTCTTTCCTCTAGTTGGCAAAGACTTCTTTAAGATGATGATCGGACTTGCTGCATCTGTTGCGATTGTAGTTCTTATTCACTCATTCCTACAACCTAAAATCTAAACAAGGAAACTGCAAACCATGCTTAAGAATATTCTAGCATCTCTAACACTCACTATTGCAACTGCTACTGCTGCATTTGCTGAAACCAAAGTAGGTTTCATTTATGTAGGTCCAATTGGTGATCTTGGCTGGACATACCGACATGATGTTGGTCGTCTTGCTGTAGAAGAAGCCTATGGTCCTGACGTGTCTACTACCTATTTGGAAATGGTTCCAGAAGGTCCAGAAGCAGTAGAGGCAATCACTCAGCTTGCCGAAACTGGTCATGATATTATCTTTACAACCTCTTTTGGTTATATGGATGCAACTAACGAAGTTGCTGCCAACTATCCAGAAGTAGCATTTGAACACGCAACTGGTTATGTTCGTGACACTGACAATATGTCTACTTTCTCTGCACGATTCTATGAAGGTCGTGTAGTCCAAGGTATGATTGCTGCTAATATGACTAAGACTAATAAAATCGGTTATATTGCATCATTCCCTATTCCAGAAGTAGTGCGTGGTATTAACGCATTCATGTTGGAAGCACAGAAACATAACCCTGATATTGAAGTAGATATTATTTGGTTGTATACATGGTT